GTTGCTTCCGCTGGTATGATTGTTTTTGTCGATATAAACCAATGCGTTAGCATAGTATGAGGCACGCCGTGTCCCTATTTGAACACGAAAGAATGTTGCGTGGCCAGATAAGTTTCCCACTATGTGGAACTAATGTCTTTGTTTGTCGATCATAGCGTCGTATCCGCAAGGGATATCTTATCCCCCGCAGTACATACCTAGTAAAATCAATGTCTTAGCCAGAGAGACGCAGCATCGCGGGTCCCATGAGCCGCATTTGCCACCCCCGTACCCTTGTAATCAATGTCGATTTCGAAAACACGGGTAAAGGGAGCGTTGTTGTTGTTGTTGTTAGGCCTCTTCGATCAGAGTCTCTCTCGTAAACACGCGCCTCTTTAGCCTCTTCGCCACCACAGCCCACCAAAGCCCCCAAGTCAGGAGCCCCTTAGCATGGCCCTCGAATCCGCAACGTATATCAACGATCTCAACGCAGCGAACCCCGCAGCTACAGACGGCCTTGCCCAAGCTGACGATCACTTTCGCCTCATCAAGGGCGCTGTGAAGGCCACGTTCCCCAACGTAACTGGCGCTATCACCGCCACCCACGGTGCCATAGACGCTGCGTCCACCTTTGCTGCTTCGATCACTGCGTCGGCTGCTGAGATCAACGTCCTCGATGGTATCTCTGCGGGTCTCACGTCTGCCGAGTTGTCTGTGCTGGACGGGGTCACCGCCACGACCTCCCAGCTTAATGCGTCTTCGCTCATTGGCACTTTGCCTGTCGTGGGTACCCTAGCCGAGGGCAGTGTTGTCGTCGGTAACTCTAGCTCCGTGGCCTCTGCGGTCGCCATAGGAGCCTCGGGCACAGTTCTCAAGTCCAATGGCACCACGATATCTTGGGGCGATGGTACCCCTGCCCTTGCCCGTGGTCAGATCCTCTATGGTCACGCAGATGGAACCACGCAGGTACTCAGCGCAGGCACCAGCGGCCAAGTTCTAAGTTCTGATGGTACCGATGTTTCGTGGACAACCCCCGTAACTCCCGCCGCTGGTGTGGGCGACGGCCAACAATGGTATAATATGACGGGTAGTCGCAGCATGGGTACCAGCTACCAGAACACCACAGGTCGAGCCATCATGGTTTCTGTCGCTACAGTGATCAGCACAGAGAAGTTCCTGCAGGTCAGCACGGATGGCTCATCTTGGGTCAACATTGGCACTTTAGGGGGCCACGGAGGCATCAACGATTCTGGGGCATCACAAGCTATTGTACCAGCGGGGCACTACTACAAAGCGACCGGTGGCTTGAGTATCGTTGCTTGGGCGGAGTTGCGCTAGCTATGCCTAACTTACCCATCCGTGGCCTCGGGGTTACTGGCGTCATTACCGACGTCGAGCCCTTCAACCTGCCGATCAACGCCTTTGACCGCGCCCTCAACGTCCGCTTTGCCGACGGCGCAATCTCGCGCTCTCCAGTCTTTCGCACCCTGCTATCTTCGGTCGCCTTTGTGCCTGTGATGGCTCACGGTATCTTCAGCAGCACCGGCTACGACAGTGTCCTGCTTGTCTCCGACCAGTTCCAGCTACATGAGTTCTCCAATGGAACCTTGACCAACCGCTCGGGTGCCATTGGTACCTTGAGTGCCTCTGCCGGTGCATCAGTCACCGCCACTGTGTTGTCGGATGTAACCTACGTTAATCGTGAGGATCGAGTGCCTGTCTTCAGAGGCCCCAACGGCACTGACTTCGCTGACCTCACCTTCTGGCCTAACAGCTTCCGAGCCAAGTCACTTCGCACCTACGGAGACTTCCTTGTCGCTCTGAACACCAGCGAGGCGGGCACCAGCTACCCCAACAGGGTTCGCTTTAGTGACCTTGCCCTGCCTAACTCGATACCAACAACATGGGACGAGACTGACCCGACCAAGTCAGCAGGGACCAACGACATCATACAGATGGAGACCCCCATCGTTGATGGCTTAAGCCTAAGCACCAACTTCATCATCTATTCGTCGGACCAAGTCTGGCTTATGGAGTTTGTCGGTGGTGCGTTCATACATAACTTCCGCAAGATCTTCAGTAGCTGCGGGGTCATAAGCCAGAACTGTGTCGTCGAAGTCCAAGGCAAGCACTTTGTCTTCGACACTGATGACATCTGGAGCCACGACGGGACCACCAAAGAAAGCCTCGTCGATGACCGCATCAGGGCCTATGTCTTCGATGCCCTCGACAACTCAGCAACGCATCATTGCTTCACGTATCATAACCACCCGCTGTCCGAGATTTACTTTTGCTATCCAAGCTCAGACGATATGACCACGGATCGCCCAGCCTTTGCTCCTGTCGGTGCGAACAGGGCCGCTGTGTACAACTATCGCTACAATACGTGGTCGTTCATGGATCTGCCTCACGTCGTCTCAGCTACCACAGCCAACATAAACTCTGTGCGGACCTATGACACCACGACCCTTGTCTATGACACAGCGGGAGGTACCTATGCCGCCCAAGACGCTGGCTTCGATCGCCATGCCATCATGGCTAGCATAGGCAACAACACAGAGGCCGTGAACGCTACAGGCAGGGCCATCACAGTGCCCAAGCTCTACGGGGTGGACTTAAGCGACAACGGCTCACTAAGTCAGCCTCTGGACACCGTTGCAACTGCGGCTCCGTTTGTCGAGCGAACAGGGATCGACTTGGACGAGGTCGAGATACCCCTGTCTGGCTACAAGGTTATAACCAAGATCACGCCACAGGTGGTCACGGCCAACAGCGACAAGACCTTTGACTTTACCTTCGGATCTGCGCCTCTCGCTCCTGACGTGCCTAACTATGGTGCCAAGCAAACAATCGACACCAACGCAGATCACAAGCTCGATACGAGGCAGGGCGGCAGGTACTTGAGCTACAAGATGAGCCTTGATGACAACAAAGACTTTGCCCTGTCAGGCTTTGACCTTGATGTCGTGGTCACTGGCCGTCGCTAATACTAGTAATTATCATCACAGAATAAGGAACGTAACAATGTCAGCAATGTCTGATTATCTAGAGAATAAGCTGCTGGATCACATCCTTGCAACTACAGCGTACACTGCGCCAAGCGCCGTATACCTCGGCCTGTCCATAGCCAGCATGGGCGAGAACGCCGGTGGCACAGAGCTTACTGGCAATGGCTATGCGCGTGTAAGCGTGGCCTTCGACGCTGCCTCTGGCGGTACTACGGACAACACGGCAGTCGTAGATTTCCCAGCCTGCACTGGATCTAACTGGGGCGCAGTGGCCTATTGGTCGATCTGGGATGCCTCCACAGGTGGTAATATGCTCCTTCATGGTGCCTTCACAAGTGCAAAGACCATCGAGGTCAATGATGTACTTCGTGTAGCAGCAGGTGATCTTGACATTACCGCAGCGTGAGTCAGCTACTTGAGTGGTGCTATGAGCGACTGGCTGGAGCCGCAGTTCCTCGACCACTTACTTGGCGTGAGTTCCTTTTCAGCCCCCTCCGCACTGTATCTTGGCCTGTCTACCGCTTCTGGTGGGGGCTTCGGCGACGACGGCACAGGAACTGAGTCATCCTTAGCTCGGCAGGCGATCAGCTTTAGCGCACCCAGCAATACGTCGATCTCATCGAGCGCAGCCGCCGCCATTGAGTATCCACGGATCACAGGGTCTGCTGAGACCATTTATGGCTGGGGCGTCTTCGATGCTGCGACCGCCGGTAACTTGCTTTATCATGGCAGCTTCCCCGCCTCTTCGATTAGTCTTAGCACCGGCGACAGCTTCACCGTTCCTGCAGGCAGTGTCTCCATTGGCGTCTCTGGCGCTCTCCAGCCTTATGCCTTCAAGGCGTGGTCGGACCATTGTCTTCGCAACACGTCGTGGACAATGCCCTCTGTGTTGTATCTTGCGCTTGACCGCACTGGGTCCTCTGTCGGACCTGCGTCTGCCTCGTTTTCGACGCTCGGCGGCAGTTTCGATGAGCCACGTTGGCACGACTGGAGCACAGGCACTGTCACGCATAACTCCAGTGGAACCGCCGATCAGCAGAATGCGCGGGTACGAGCGGGTGTGATCAATGGATCAGGGGAGACCTATGGCGGCTACCAGCGTTGCAGGCTTGTGTATAACGCGGCGAGCAACGGCTCGGCTTCCTTGGACTACTCGGTCACCCGCGACGATGGCCGGTGGTACAATGACCAATCCCGCAATAGCAACTGGGACAGCACCAACAGTCGTCGCCAGAACACAGGCAAAACTGAGCTACGCAAGTGGACCGACCGCGTTGAGTTTCCCATCGCAGGCAACAGCTACCCAGTCGTCGGTGCTGCGTCCACGCCGCCCTATGGCTCTGGCGTAGGTTATCGCACGCTTGATAGTTGGTCTGTGCTGACAGGGTCGGGAGTTGTCACGGGCAGCTACAGTCCAAGCTCAGGCGAGCACTACGGCACGATTACAGGCTGGGGCATCTTTGACGCCGAGACCCCACAGACCGGCAATCTTCTGATGCGCGGCACCTTTGCCAGCAACATTGATGCCACCGCACACAAGGACGTCGTGCGTATCCTAGCCTCGTCGTACACGGTGACTGCGGCATGACTACATTAAAGAGGACATAGTAATATGGCAAAGCTAGCCAATAGGGCCAAGATGACCATATCGTCTACAGGCACAGGGAACATCACCCTAGCATCAGCTGTCGCAGGCTACCAAAGTTTTCTCGATGCAGGGGTCTCAGACGGCGACCAGATCAGGTACATAATCGAAGATAACAGTGGCGCAGATTGGGAGATTGGCACTGCTGCAGTAAGCAACAACAGCACGGTACTTGTGCGTACAGTCGAGGAAAGCAGCGCGGCAAACAATGCTGCATTGAACCTGACGTCGAGCGCAAAGGTATTTATTGGGGTCACCGCAAAAGATCTCGACAATGCGGCCCCTATTTTCACGGCCACGCCACCTTTGGAACTCGATTTGGCTAAAGACGGAAGCACCGCCGTCACACTAAATGCCAAAGCTTATGACGAGA